AAGTATTAAAGAACGCAAAGAATTTTTGCGGGAACTCTTGGGTGAAAGCAAGGCTAAAGATATACGCACTGATGCCAACTATAACCTTATGATGACTGGTCTCATGATCGCTGCTGGGGAAAGTCCCAATGCGATGACCAACATTGCTAAAGGTTTGGCCGGTGGTCTTAAAGGCTACGGTGACGCGGCGGGTGAGGAAGCACAGGCCGAAAGGAAACTCGATCGTGAGCTTGGCCTGCTTGCCTATCAGGATGTTGAAAAGCGCGAAGCAGCGGATCGTGCGGCGGCGGCGGCAGTCACAGAAGCGGACAAGCAAAGGGTCTTCCTTGCAGCGCAAAATGCTTTGTCAGCCTTTAACAAGAGGCAGCTTGCCGAACTTGGTTATGCAAATCAGTTAAAAATTGCTGAACTTTCAACAGACTCTCGTGAGCTTATTGCTGAACTTGGTAGAGAAAATCAAATGGATATTGCCAAGCTTCCATCTAAAGAAATTCAAGGTCTTCTTGATATTTTCGGTGGAGACAGAGAAGCAGTGAAGGCTTATCTTGAAAGAAAGAAAAGCACTTCAGGACCTCAAGCCAAGTCTGGAGAAAGAAAAGCAGATGACTTGGAAGAACTAATTACTAAGGATGAAAGCCGAATCAGACGTATTAGAGGTGAGTTGCAAAAACGCCTTAATAGAAAGCCGACAGAAGCTGAAATTCAAACCGAAATTAGAACGATAGCAAGAGCGGGTATAGCAGAGTTTTTACCTAAGACTGACGACAGTGATGCAGGCGATACCTCGGGTGGTTTTACAGTAACTAAAAAAACTAATTAGGGGGCAAACAATTGGCTACTTATGAAGTCAAAGGACCTGACGGTGCTACCTATGAAGTAGAGGGACCTGACGGTGCTACAGACGCTCAAATAATAGGCGCAATAAAAGCACAAATTGCAGGTGAAGAAAAAGTTGAGGAACCTACGCTTCCTCAATCTGGTATCTATGCGGGTGTCGAACGAGATGTATCCACAGCCGATGCTTCGCTACCTGACGAAGTAGCCGCAGAACAGTCTGTTGGTACTAGATTTGTTGAAAAAGTTAACGATTACGATCCAACAAAAGATGAGGGCGTAGCTCAAGAGTTATTCGAGGGCATAGCTTCTGGTGTCATTGGCATCGGTCAGGGAATTGGAGAGCTTGGTGCGTCCGCCGTTGATGTAGTGGCAGACACAGACTACTCCACCGCCGTCACTAAAGGTGCTCAAGAGTTAAGAGAAGAGCTTGGCATTGACCCCGTGGGTCTTGTGGGCAAGGGCGCAGAAATAATCACACAGTTCGTTGTTCCGGGTGCTGTAGCAGTTGGTGCAGTAAGTAAGCTTGGTAAAGCAGGGAAATTTTTAAACTATCTGTCAGGGAAAATTGGCGGAAAAACAACTGCGTTTAGCCCTACTAAGTTGGGCAGGTTGAGCGAAGCTGCCCGTAAAGGCAAGGCTGGGAAGTTGGTTGGGGCCGAGGGTAAGCTCACAAGAGGTCAGAAATTTGCTTTGTTGGGTCAAGAGGCGGCGGCTCTTGGAGTTACTGAACTTGTCGTTGCTACTGATGGTGTCACAACTATAGGTGATTTTTTTGAGGGCGGTCCAACACAGACAGACAGAGAAGTTGGATTGAGCGGTAGAGAAGAAGCTCTTCGTAAAATTGGAAATAAGTTTTCAAGTGCGCTGGAAGCTACTGGTATTGGAGTTGTTGCTCCTCCGGTTCTTGGCGTCTTAGGAACCACACTATCCACAGGATTAAGGGTTAATCCATTAGACTTTAAAAAACTTGCTGTAGCCAAAGCCACTGGTAAAACTGTGCCTGCAAAAGATATTCGTCCGGGCATTGCCCCTGTAGCCGCGAGATTCGCATTGGATAAAGCAGGGAAAGTTGGATCTTATTTTGATGAACTTGAAAACGCTCGTAAAGGGGGTCAGGCGCTGACCAAACCCAAAGCTTTTTTAGCGGACCTTTTGGCTGGCCTACGGTATAGAGGCTATCTACCGGAAGAAGCCGCTGAAGTACGGGCACTGATTGAAGGCATGACTGAAGCTGACATAAAGACAGCCACTGTTACTTTGAATCGAATTGAGCAAAACTTAAATGACAAGGTTCTTTCTAAGTACGCATCTAAGGGTGCAGACGATACAGACCTAGCTCGTCAAAGTTTCTTTAATAAAGTCGAAGACTTTATGACTGCCCCCACAAAGGCTGCAAGAACAACTGCTTTTGAGAACCTCCCAGATTGGGCTAAATCTGATGTCTCTTCTATGCGGCAGCAAGTAGACAACCTATCAAAAGACTTGCTTGAAAGTGATTTCATAAAAAAGATGGATGGAGTGCTTGGGCCGGATGGCAAGAAAACACTAGGTCAGTCGGCAAGAGAAGCGATCAACCGAAACTTAAACTCATACCTTAGACGTAGGTATCGTGCGTTTGAAGATGCTAAGTACAAGGTTAGCGACGAAAACCTTGCTATTGGTATAGAAGGTTTTAAAAAGAATAAATCTGACACTGTCCATGAGTTAGTAAAAATACTGAAGCAAGCAGAAAACCCTGCCAGTCCTTTGTATAAGCTAGACAACGGCAAGCCTATGTTCACAGAAAAAAACTTGGGCATTATGAAAAATGACAAAGGCAAGTATGTACTAACAAAAAAGAACGCCACTGATGAACAAGCACGGCTAGCCGCTGAAAATTTCTTGGGTCGTAAAACTTTAAAGAACAGAACTAACCTGTCCGGAACTATGCTGGGCAGAAGCAGCAGGACGCAAGAGTTTAGTCTTGATCCAAAGCTGTTTCTAAGTAGGTCTAATATTAAAGACTATCAAAGAGCTTTGCTTGGTGAGATCAAAGACCCTAAAGAACAGTTTTTGGGGACAATAGCTGACATATCTCAGTTTAAGGCTGTAGACAAATACTTTGGAAGAATTCGGCAGTTGGCTTCAGAAACGACTACAGATGCAAAAGGAAAAATAATAAAAAAGAACCCGGGTATAGCTAAACTATTTAGAGATCTTGACGCGGAGGGTGTAACAACTCAGGCTCAAAGGGAGCAGATAGAACAGCAGGGCTATAAAATACTTGGTGGTGCAGCAGACAAGAAAAATCCTTTACTGAGTTCAACGTGGGGTTCTCTTGAGGGCTTTGCTGTGCCTGAAGCTATCTACGGCGACATGACCCGTCTTGTTCTCTCAGATGATGGACTGATACCAAATATAATTAGGTACACCTACGGCAACTTCTTAAAAGCCAAGGGTGCATCACAGTATGCTAAGACTGTGCTTGCTCCCACAACACAGATAAGAAACGTAACAACAGCTAGTTTGTTCGCAGCTATGCAAGGGAACATCGGAAGAGGTGCAAACTTAGAAGAGTCAATCCGACTTGTGTTTAACGACATTAGAAAACTCCCTGAAAAACAAGCTGCGGAACAATTGGCAGAGCTTCAACGTCTGGGTGTTATTGGATCACAGGCAGAACTTAAAGAAATTAAAAGCTTGATATCTCAAGGCGTAGGTGTTGACGCCAAACGAGGTGCGCGACAGTTTGGGAATAAGTGGACTGACAATCAGTTGGGGGCTTTTGTCAGTAAAACAGGTAAGTTCGCAGAGAATCTTTATCAAGGTGGAGACAACGTTTGGAAAATATACAATTATACTTTTGAGCTAAACAAACTAAAGAATGCTTTAGGTAAGGCTCCGGTAGAAGAGCAGATAGAGTTTCTGAGCAAGGGTCGGGGTCTTCGTGAAGGACAGACTGTAGAGACTTTGTTTAAAGAAGAAGCTGCACGAATTGTTCGCGATACCGTGCCGAACTACAACCTTGCTCCAAAGATAATCAAGCAGCTTCGAGGCTTGCCAACGGGTAACTTCATTGCCTTCCCAGCGGAGATTGTTCGTACTGGAACAAACAGTATCGCCAGAGCTTTAGAAGAGATGGCATCTAACAGCGCAGAAATACAGAAGATTGGTCTTCGCAGGATGACTGGTATTATCGGTACAACATACGCTGCCCCAACTGCTCTGTACACGATGGCACAAGAAATCACAGGCATTACTGATGAGCAAATGGCTGCTCTTAAACGATCCCTAGTGCCTGAATGGGAAAAGAATGCCTTGTTGATCCCGACAGGTAGAGATGAGCACGGAAGAATTAAGTATGTAAACTACAGCTATTCAAACCCATATGATCTTGTTGGCAAGATAGCTCAAGCAGCGCTAAACGACTTTGAAGCTAATCAAAGAAGAGGGAAGGACATCGGCACCTCTGTCGCTCTAGGCACCTTTGGTGCGTTAGAAGAATTCTTTACTCCGTTCCTAGGTGAGTCAATGATGATGGAAGCTTTGACCGATGTAACCATTAGACAAGGCGAAAGAAAATCAGGGGTTTCAGTGTACAATAAAGAAGAGTCAGCCGGAGAAATTGCGTCTAAAAGCTTCGCGCATGTGTTTAACACTCTTCTGCCTAGCGCTTTCCCGGGTAAACTTAAAGGCACTACAAGCTTTGAAGCACTTCCCATAACTGTTGCACCTAGCGATTCAATTCGAGGACTTGTGGCAGCATTGGATGTGGAAAATTTATCTGATATTTCAGCGAAGGATCGCCAAGGACTTGAGGTTGACTATACAAAAGAACTGTCTGGAGCGCTATCTGGTATTGTTGAGAATTCTTTGGACGTACCCACGGGGCTTATGTTTAAGGGGTATGAATTTGGAAAGTCTAGAAGTAGGTCGCAGGGTATCCTGAATAGTGTGGCAAGACAGAAGAATGTCAGAGCATCTGACATTATTAATGCTTACAAGTCTGCGAACGAGGCTAGATTTAGGGCATACAACGAGATGCGTAATGTCGTACTAGATATGAGAACTGCTGGACTTGATGATATAGCTATTGAAGAGGCGCTGCAAAAAGCTAAAGTTGGAGACATTGGTGAAATTATGGAGGGCGAGTATATTCCAATGAAGCTTTCCGACGAGATGAAAAAGAACATTGATGAAAACGATAACTTTGACAAGCTAGATCAAGCAATGGATGTTCTTGATTCATACATTGATGAGCAGTACGACAGAAAGTATACTGTTGCCGAAGATCCTGAAGTGGACGACCCACGAGAAGAACCTAGTACCTCGAACCTAGGACCTTTATCTCAGGCTCCACAAACGTCACAATCAGTTGCTGCAACCACACCTCCTCCTGTGGTGGCGCAAGCGGGTCCTGCTACAGCCCCTTCGGCGGGACCCGCACCAGCTTCTATGGCTAATGCTATAACACTACCCAACCCACAAGACCAGCTACTGGCAGCAAGGTTAAGAGGACAGTAATGAACAAAGACAGGCTAAGAGAAGAACTTGCAGAAGACGAAGGCTGCAAGTACGAGATATATTTAGATCATCTAGGACTGCCCACGTTCGGCATCGGAGCGCTCATCAAAGAGCACGACCCCGAGCACGGTCAGCCAGTGGGCACACCCGTGACTGAAGAGCGAGTCCGGCAGCGGTTTAGCCTAGACATCGCTGTTACGATCGAGGACTGTCAGGTTTTGTATGATGACTTTGATGACCTGCCCGAAGAAGCACAGCTAGTGATCGCGAACATGATGTTTAATATGGGAAGGCCACGACTCAGCAAGTTCAAGGGTATGAAAGCAGGGGTCGATGCCCGTGATTGGGACCGCGCTGCCGACGAAATGGTCGATTCGAGGTGGCATGATCAGGTTCCGAACCGGGCCAAGCGTTTGGTCAAGCGAATCCGGGACCTTGCAAAAGCCTGAAATCATTGGATAAAAACATCGATTCTCGTGGACCTCAGTATCGATGGCCGTATCATTATACCTCGAGGTTGCTGAGATTCGACGTTTTAGTTTGGATCCCAGAGATTTTATCACATCGAGCGCCGTTTACTGTATAAAGGTTCGCGGTCCTCGGATCTTGTTGAATACTGTTAACCATCTCAAGCGCTCGAGCATTGCACTGAGGCATAGTTTCGTATGGCCCTCGGATATCTCTCAAGGCTTTACACTCGTCTGGCACAGAGACCAAGCAGATCAGGATCATGGCTTCAAACATTTTCGTTCTCCGTGTCTAAGTCGAGATACACAAACACTTGTGCCTCGCAGTTCGGGCAAGAAAGATTGCTGACAATTCCTTCACCACCTTGCTCCGTCTCATAGTCGTGATCTCCACCCCAAATAAGCACAGATTCGCAATGCCAGCAGTTCATTCTACTTCTCCCCAGTTATCTACGAGTGCTGTGTCAACCTCGAAAGGTACGTTTAATCCTGTGACGCAGGTTGTCATGATCTCCACAATTCGTTCAGCCTGCTCCTTTGATTCAATACTAAAGCATAGCTCATCGTGTACAGTAAGCATAGGAACAAGTCCCTCCTTGTAGCACTCTACCATCGCCTTCTTGGTTTGATCGGCACTCGAACCTTGGATCAGTTTGTTTAGAGCCTTGTATGTAAATGCACGACGGATCATTCCCCTGCCGCCATACTCTTTGATTGCTTCTTCAAGTTTCAAAGCTTTGTTGTATCCAAAAGACTTCGGCTCCCACATGTCAAAGCGGCACTTACGGCCTAGATATGTTCGTAACTCACCCACAGTTGATGCTCGGTCAGAAGCTAAATCAGCTATGCCTTTAACGAATGGGACCTTTTCATGATACTTAGCAAGCAGAGTCTTGGCTTGTTCTTCGTCAATGTCCAGAACACCTGCAAGCTTCTTCCTGCCCATGCCGTACATAATACCTAGGTTGACTGTCTTAGCTTCCTTGCGACTGATGCCCGCGATATCCGCCACCATCTGGTGGAAGTCCGCGTTGCCCTCGTGATACATTTCGACTACACTGTCAATCTGTGGGTGTCTATGCACACCATCTAATTGTGCACAGTAATGCGCTAACCATCGAGGTTCTTGAGAAGCATAGTCAAAGCTTCCCCACTTTGTGCCTTCCTCTGGTAAGAATAACCCACGGATCAAAGACTTAATCTCTGGGTCACGGGCAGGGATTTGCTGTAGGTTCGGGTTGCTGGACGAGAATCGCCCAGTTACAGTACCGCCATCATCAGAACGAAGAGGATTAAAATCACAATGGATACGCCCTTTACACGCATGTTCAAGGATCGTCTCAACAAATGTGGTGTTGGCCTTGTTAAATTCACGCAACTTCACAATCTTTTGTGCGAGTGGGTGCGAGTGATTTATAAGAAATTGTTTTGTAAAGGAGGGAGCATTCGTGCCTTCTGTCCTTTTGTACGGGATGCTAAGAGAGTCGAACGCTCTTGCTATAGATGCAGCTTCCCACGGAGAGACGCTGATGCCGGTCTCTTTCTTTATTTCTTTAAGTAAGATATCTTCCCTTTTCTTTAAATCCTTCTTTACAAGCTCCGCCTTGTCTAAGTCTACCCGAACACCTTTTGTTTTCATGTCAAGCAAACAGGGCAAAAGGCTAGACTCTAGCTGAAAAATACTGCTCACCTCGTCCTGTATGATATCCGTCCGTAGTCTGTCCCAAAGGCGCAAGGTGACTGCGGCGTCCTGCTCGGCGTAACTACCCACAAACTTAGACGGTAACCTCCACATACCGCTTTTAGGATCAACGCCGTACATCGCAGCCGCTGCCCGAAGCATCTTCTCGTTCTTGTACTCTGCAAGATACTCACCGCTCAGAGAGTTTAGGTTATAAAATCTGCGGTTCTCGTTAAGTAGGGGCGCGGCTATCATCGTGTCGATGATCGGACCTTGGACCTCGATCCCTGCCCACCGCATCCATCCAAGATCATACATAGCATTATGCATAACCTTCTCAATGTTGGGTGTAGCCATCTGTTTCTTCAACCAGTTGACTACTGTCTTTTCTGGCAGGTTCCCATCCTGATGCCTGACAGGGAAGTATCCAACAAAATCTCCTGCTGCTACAGCATACCCAATAACATATCCGTCATCCCTGCACCATCCCGGGCCAAGGGTGGTTAGGTTCGGATCTCTTGTCTCCAAGTCGATGGCAATACGAGGACAGTTTGTGAGGTCAGGGAAAGACGATGGCGGACTCCACTCATCGTCACCAAATCCCATCGCCGCTTCTTTAACATCTATGTCAAGAAGGTTTAACTGTGACTCACTCATTTGTTTTTCCCTTGGTTGCCAGTTCCCCTCCGCATGCCAAGTATCCACATCCGTCAACCCAGTTATCCGCGTGATGTGGGTTCGAGGCTATACGAGCGACCTTTAACAGAGTCATCTTGACAGCGCAATCAATCCCCATAGGAAGGTCGTCAGGTTTAATACTATCCCACCAGTACCATGCGGTCTCTATGTTGGTGAAGTTGTCTTCCATATCCCCGTGCTGCGCTGCACGATCTTGTGTTACATAGCCTTTGGCCGTGTCTAGGATGTCTGATCTTTTCATAGCTTAAACCCGTAATGTGATTGTGATTCGATAATGTGAAGTGCTTTTTTGGCGCGGGTCATCCCAACGTAGAACGTCCGAACTTCGGAGTCCTGATCAGGGCTTTCCACACATGCTTTAGAAGAGTCTAAAAGAAGGGCGACGTTATCCGCCTCGCCACCTTTGGCTTTGTGAATCGTCGATATCTTGATCCTCGGCGTCCCCGTCAAAATAGACTCGCCCATACGACGTACTGATGTAATGTATATTCTCTCTTTTTCGCTCACTCTCAAGACCTCGTACCACGGGGTCTCCGCCGTCGCCAGCAGGGAGCATTGGTGTTGTATGTCGGCTAGATTGTAGGTTCGTTCGGTGTCTAAGTTTGCGAGGACTTTCTTGCCAGACTTTGTAATTATATCTGGTGTTAGTAGGGTAGAAAACTTTTTCAATTCCTGTGCAGACAGTTGTTGATCCTTGCATAGTTTAAGCCATACCTCGATACCTGTTAATACGTTTGGAGAGATGGACCAACCGGAACCTTCACGCCAGTACAAGAACCCTTGATCTTTGAGGTTTTTTGCGACTCTGTTGGCGATGTAATTGGTACGAGCAAGGATTAACCACTCACCGGTTGTTATGTCCACATCCATGATATCACGATGCCAGACCACACTTCCAGTTTCTTTAGTGCTTGACCACGTTTTTTCCTGCCTTGTCCGCAGCCGCCTTACAAGATGATCAGCTTCTTTGTACACGGATATGGGAAGACGATATGATTTATCCAGCACTATCTTGTTATCAGATGCCCTCAAGAAATCTCCTACATTTACTCCCATCCACGAGTAGATACACTGATCATCATCGCCAGCGTAGTAAACTCTTTTTGCATTTGGGCGGATCACATCATGTACCATCTCCCACTGCAACGGCACGAGATCTTGGGCTTCATCTACAATCAACACATCTAACGCAGGGCAGTGACCTTCCACAATGAACTGCTCGATCATGTCCACAAAATCAACTTTATTGGTTGCTTTTTTGTAGTCTGTAATGACCTGATCCACCAACTTCAACTGCTGGTAGTGCAGCCTCCAATCGTTGGCCTCATTAAACTGCTGCTCAAGAGATATCCCCCTTACCCGAGCCTTCTGGATTAAACCCAAATAAGCGTCGCCACTTTTACCAGCAGCAAACAACAACCCTTCTGCCATTGTTGCCGAGGAGCTAGAACTAAACTCGAGTCCAAGCATAGACCCTAACTTCCCATAGTCCTTTGCACCAAGAACCTGCTTTACCGAAAGCCCAAGAGTCTGGAACGCGAAGCTATGCAATGTGCGGAACCAGACCATCTGATCTACGTTCATGTTCAGCTTTGACGCTGCCCTCTCTCGAGCTTCCTCCGCAGCCTTGCGACTGAAAGACACAAACGCTATGGACTCTGGCCTAGTACCGCTGTCCAACTCATCTTGTACGATCTGAATCAGCCGTGTTGTCTTGCCCGTGCCCGGGGGTCCGAAGATAGTTGTTTCCATTAGAATGGCACCTCATCACCTTGGACCTCGATCCTCGGAACTTGGACCTCTTGGTTGAACGCAGGCACCCACCATACACGAAGCTGCTTTGACTCCTTGTTTGTTGTGTTAAACCTACGCTTTCCGTTCGCTGGGTTCCCAGAGTTCAACTCTTTCAATCGCTCTTGTATCTGTCCACGACTGTATGTCTCAAACTTATTGTTGCGAAGATACTTAATCAGCGCCTCTATCTTAAAATATGTCATGCTGTCTTCATCGGTGAAGGGCTTGCCAAGACTGATTTCTTCTGCCGACTGAGCCTGCACCCTGCCATCACAAAATCCTTCGAGAAGATCCATGAACTGACCCTTGTAGGTTAGCTCTTCTGGAACCTCGATCTCGCTCATGTCTTCCATCATCATAGAGACTATCTGCTGCCACGCATCCATCTTCATCAGGGGCGGCATCTTGCGGATCTGTTCCATGCAGGCTTTCTGGAATCTCTGTGGTGTCTGCAAATCATCAGTCGTTAACTCGACCCGCTGCCCAGCTACATCACAGAACCACACAGGCGGCTCCGACTTGACCACACATAGCCCAGACACATCCACGTTTGACACATGACTGCCAATACCAAACTTCTTGGTCTTGCAAAGTGTCTTATTGCAAAAGCTTTTAAGAGGCTCTTGATCACAGGGAAACCCATAGTCTTTTTTCTCATGCTGGTTCTGGATCGTTACGATCTCAGACGCAGGCAAAGACGGATTACAATATTTACTGTTAATCTCTTCGAGTCTTAACTTCCAGTTTTCGGGCTGCTCTTTTTTACACCCCACGGCTGCTGCAAACATAACTGTGTTGCGAGTGCCTTCGGGAATACCCTGTCCGAACATACAGCCCAGACAGGGTGCCCAATCCTTGAACTCATCAACCTGTTTACCAAATGTCAAACCAACAAATTCATCTGGTAGTACAGACCGCTCATCCACTAGCTCAAGGAATTCTTCTAACGACGCTGGCTCTCCGTCCTTTCGGATAGCATAACGAAGCGTTTGCTCCGCATCAAAATACGGCAGGTTAATAAAGTTCCCCACATCACCACGCTCGACAAGAACTTGTTCCTGCTTTGGGAAAATCTCACAGCCGCCATAACCAAGTACGGCAGAAATCTCTGAGGCTTTGTCACGGAATTCTCCTGCGTTGATGTAGTCTTTAAAGAAAAAGAATATGTGTGCTCCACCAGACTTTGATCGACACACCACACAAGGCACTTCCATCTTTTGAAGCTTCTTGTCTAACGCAACAAGGTCTAATGGATACTGATCAATGTCCAGCGCACCGAACTTGCAGTTATTGTTTTCATTGATCGGGATAGAACCAACACCATGAGATCCATTCAGATGTCCCTCGATGAGTTCTATTGTAAGTGGTTTGCGAACGATAAATGATTTGGCCTTTTGTTTGCCAGCCCTTCTTTCATTCGATATTTGCGTCTGTCCATGCGCTCCGCTGAAACCCTCAAACGAAGCCATGAACCTATTTAAATAAGTCATGTCTTGCCCCTAGTTGGTTTGAGGTGGTGAAAGGGAGAAATCACCACCTCAAGAGAGTTAGAACGGAATGTCAGATGCTCCTTCTTCTGTGTCTCTAGCCTTGTCCTCACCGGTTCCAGTCTTGATGTCACCAGCCTTAAATGAGTTGTACAACTCACGAGCCTCAATGATTGCAGGTTGCGGCACTTCGCTCATATCCATCTGCGAAACAGAGTAGTTGAACCACGAACCTTTGTCGTTGCTCTCCTGCACAGAAGTCAGCTTCCACGGCACTGCCCACATAGGTGGATTGAACAGCCCCTTCTCTGGATGCATGATCTTCAGACCAGCGCGTCGAGTGTTCCACTGCTTGGCAACCTTCATCTGTGTCTTCTTCATGTCACAGATCATCTGAGTCGTAGCGCCGTTGTCGTCAACACCTAGCACCAAAAATTGTGCTGATCGAACAAGCTCGTTACCTGAAGGAAGCATCTCAGCAGAACCAATTCGCTGAGTCTTTCGTATGTCAGGGTCACCTGCATCTAGCTCCCCCATAAACCCGCCACCAGACTCGCGTAGCTGGAACTCGAGGAACTTGGTAGTGTACGCACACATCAGTACGGTCAGGCCACTGTCAGCCTCCCAGAACTGACCGGTAACGGTATTGAATATGTCACCTGCGGACGCACCTTTGATGAACTTTGCATCGGTCTTCAAAAGTTGTGGTGACAAAGGCTGTAGAATCCGCAAGAACGGAATCTGCATATCATCTGCACCAATTGTCTCCATGCCCTGACCTGCGCTTGCGTACAGATCGTCCATGATGTTTGCCACTGCTGTGGTCTTTGCTTCTGCTACTGCTGTATCAGCCATGATCATCTCCGTTTGTAGGGGCGTGTGGCCCTGAAAATTCATACCCAAAATCATCTTCATTTACATGTTCGATGATCTTTTTTCGTACCTCTTCTCGCAATGCATCTTTCCAATCCGAACCAGTCTCGGAAAAATCCACAACTACTTTAAGCGGTATCGAAACATCGTATTGACATAGACCACCAAATATTTCTAATTCTTGGTCCTCTGTAAAACTAGCAACACTCATAGCTAACTCCTCGATATCTTGGCTTCGGTTCCGACAAAAACACCGAACGTGTCAAAGTCGATCTCTTTTCCTGATTCAATACGCCCCTTCACCCAAGCCTTTAAAGTCTGCGGGTGCACATGCGTCTTCTGCGCTGGATCAAGACCCTGATCTCTGAGACCCTCTACTACGGATCCCGCGACATTGTCCTGTCCGGTGCTGAATGAAACAGTCACATCATGTTTGATTATGTCACCCTCACCAATGGAACGAATCCACTGGAATGCTTCATCACGTTTGTCCTCTGCGATACGCGCATGAACAAACTGACGTAGGGCAACCTTGTTGCCGTCAACAGTAACACTGTCCATACCCATCTCTTGCATAAGAGCGGGGATGTCTTCTTCGTTGACTTTTCTTTTCTTGAATTTCAGGTCTTTGAGATACTGCTCTGCTTGTGCAATTTCTTCGTCAACCTTTATAGACTGGCGGATAAGAGTAGACAGCGCACTGCCCTTCTCTCCGCTCACACCGTCGAACTTACCGGCATCGACTTCCTCTTCCATTAGCGAGAATATATCGCTCATCTTCCTACTCCTTCGTTAAAGTTTCACCCCTTCGGGTTGGATGAAGGTGATACGACGTACCACCTTCAGTTGTCAAGCAGCTTCTTTTTGTTCAGCCAACTTGACAAGATGCGCTAGTTGTTTGCTAACACTTCTATCGTTCTGCTCCGCCATCGATCTTAATTTATTGTAGATCTCAAGCGACACAGCTACAGATTTCCACTTACTTGTGTCCACGCTTTACTCCTCTTTCCATCAATGATACCGTCTGTACGGTATCTTATATATAACAAGGGCGTCAACCAGCAAATGCGACCACATAAAAAGAACGCGGATGGTAAGCGATCAGAATTGATCGCGACTGACTGGTTATTCTCCCAAGGCTGTCATGTCTATATGCATGTTCTCGAGCAAGGGCCGATTGATCTTATAGCCCTGTCTCCGAAAGGCGAAATCCTGCTCTTCGATGTGAAGACTGTATGTCGGCGGGAAGACGGCACAATTATAAGCCGCACTCTGAAACAAAAGCAGCAAGACCTCGGCGTCCGACTTCTGTACGTCGATCTTGTTACTCACGAATGTCACCTTTACCCGCATCAATTTAACTCCTCACCATTGTCTGTTCAGAATGCTGCTAATCGCCACGGCTCGGTGAAAGCTCTAACCACTGCCTCGCTTCTTCACCCAGAGTCTTTGCCGACAGATCGATCTTCGCCCGAAGAGACTTGACGATATGCTCATCAACCGTGCCCTTCGATACAAAGTCTACATAGGTCACTGTGTTGCGCTGCCCGATACGATGACATCGATCCTCTGACTGTACCCGGGTCTCGAGGTTGAAGTCGTTTGCATAGTAGATCACGTTAGTTGCTGCGGTCAGGGTCAGGCCATAGCCTGCGGTCTGTGGGTTAGCCACGAAGAACCTCGCATCTCCGAACTGGAAATCCTGAATCGCTTTCTGTCTATCCTCGTCTGATGTGTCCCCGAAATAACTGACCGTGGAACTCGAACCGTGAACCTTGATTAGCTCTGACTCGATCTTCTTGATGTCATACCGAAACCGTGACCATATGATAACCTTGCCAGCCATCTCTTCAATGGTCTCCAATAGCGCAGCGATACGGTTGCTCTTGAACTCGATCAGTTCTTTGTCATCACTCATTACATGCCCACACAGTACCTGTTGCAGTCGAAGCAGTTGCGTCATAACAGACGGTGCAGTAACCATCTCGCCATCCTCAAGAAGTGCAATGGCTGCGTTCTTCAGCGACATGTAATGCTTTAGCTGCTCATCCGTCAGGCTAACGTGTCGAATAGTATAAACTTTGGGCGGCAGATCTAGCGCCTCTTCCTTAGTCACGCGATACGAGAAACAATCCAGTTTGGTAGCAAGCTCGTCAAGATTCTTGTATCCCACGACCTGCTGAAAACTGTGACTGCCCATCCGCTGAGTTCTGACGATAGCGTACCGCCCTTGGAATGAATAGAAAGAGTCGTGTCCAAGCAGTTGATCTCCCAAGAAGGCACACTGCGAGTAAAGATCCATTGGCGACTTAGTGACCGGCGATCCTGTGAGTATGCGGCGAAACGATGCACCCTTACCAAGCGCAACCAAAGCCTTAGTCCTTTTGGCTTTTGGGTTCTTAATAGTTGTTGACTCATCAACCGCAAGTAAAAACGTCGATCCGCAAAGGAACATTTCCAAGTATTTTCGTACCTTTGCCGTCGCAAATCCTTCAACATTAACCAGTAAGATGCGGAGCTTCTTACACTTCTTAACACCTTCCTCGAGGTGCTTTTTCTGAGCCTTGTTTGGGTTCGGATTCCAAACATAAACCTCATGTTCAATGTCTTCGTGTAGATGAGCAGGTATCTCTGATATCTGCCAGTTGCGGTAAACCCCCTTTGGCGCAACGATAACTGCGGTGTCGATCTGGTTTTCTGTGTACAACCACGCCATGTTGTCGATAAGAACTTTTGACTTTCCACACCCCATCTCCATAAAGTAGCCATAACTCCACTTGTTATGCGACCGTTTTAGTGCCTCGCGCTGATGCTCGTATGGCTCTGTCTTGTATTTCCATTCCATGTCATGCCCCTCATAAGATAATTATTCTTCTTCTTCGGACAGTCCACCTGCCATCAAAGAATATTTAGCTGTCTCCAAATACCAAATGATGTCCGGTATATCTTCTACGCTGGTCATCATCTTTATGGAACCATCCTTGCCGGTGCCCACAATAACAACATCAGAGAGCATACGACCTGCGACCTCGCACACCATAGGCACGGGATCAACCATGTATTTTATTCTCTCGTTCAAATAAACGACGTTGTCATTATCCCCAGAATTATTGTCAGTCATTCGACAGTTCCTTATATAAGTTATTGGCAGAGTCTCGCATGTTCATGTAAGTCTCGAGCCTGACTCTAGTCTTTTCCGACTCACGATACAAACCCGCAGCCTGCAACTCTGTAAGTTCTTCGTCAAGTATTCTGATAATCCGGTTTATCCCTGCAAGACGCGCTTCCATGATGACCTTACCCTTTCTTCCATATCGTCGCTAATTTGTGCATAACTCAACCAGTCTTCGACCACACCTTCAATAGTAGTCACGGCATCAGACCAATACATCTTTTCTGGTACAGAGCAAAGATCATCTTCGCTTGGCATCAATTTAGTTTCATACATATCATTCTCCCACTCAGATGGCATAGTATCCTCCTTCATCGTATCAGACCGTGCCTTGCTGTCAATGATGACCAGCTTGCAAGAGGTGCAGACATTCTTGTCGATGGTCGCCCCACACTTGGGGCATCGACCTGCGTCCAAAGAATTCTGCCATGAGCCATCGCCCTCGATAATTATATTAGCCATTTTTGTTTTGCCTTTCCCAAGACACGTTGTCCGGCAGGATTTCATCGCCTTTCCCCCAATCGATGTTAGTCTCTGCGGTGTAATACTTTCCCACTGAGTCCGACTCAGGAATGTCGGCATCGTCTGCAAAGGCATTAGGAGCTAGCCCCTCAGTTGCCCGCCGGTTAGCCTCGATCCTCGCCCTGCGTTCTATAGCCTCGATCCTATTCATAGCAGCATAGGGCATGTCCACCCATGTCCTATACTGATCCTTTTTTTCTTTACTGGTTCTCGCCATCAACACTCTCCATTAG